CTCTTTAGCTTGCGCTTTGTCCAGCTTAAAACTCATGCTGTATTCAGCGCCCTGATCAGTAGCTGCACAAGGTACAGTGCCACCCTTACCGTTCTTGCCACCCGTAGATGAGAAGTGGTATGGCTGATCTAGTCGTGGATATAACGCTTCCACATTGCGAATCATAAAAGTTTTCTTACTCATAATCGCTCTCGTATTAACAAGGGTTAGTGTGCTTTGGCTTTGTAGCCAAGATTAGATACTGCGGTATTACTTTTGAACGTAGACTCCTTCCCCTTCAACAACATCAAACATACTCTGAACATTGTCACCTTTGGGGGTGTTAGATTTGAAAACAAGTTTCACTAATTCCTTAGTGTCTGGGTCTTTCTGTGCGTGCATCGCAATTGAAAGTTCTCGCTCTTCCAGTGGTCGCACTGCTTTGAAGTACAGCTTCGGTATCGAGGAATCCGCATCGAACCTAGCTTCTACAAGAACAGTAGCCAACGGAGTTTTATTAGCATTCAAGTACTTTGCAAACGCCTGCATTGACATCTTCTTTTGATCGTTACCAAAAATACTGGTAGACGGAAGGTCAAGTTGGTACACCGTATCATCGGTCAACTCGTTGTTATCATCGACTAACATGATTGCTATGCGTTGCCGAAACCGACACGCACGGGAGTTGCCCTGTCCGGAACCTTTTATGTTTTGCTTACAATCAAAACATGTAATGTGTTGTTTACCTTCACCAACATTCTGTGAGGGTCTCCCACTTGCCTGATCGTCAGACCAACAAGTGGGAGTGTTGTGGTCGCCGGATACGAACTCACCAGCATAATACATTCTTGAGATCGGTGCAGTCTTTACTATTACAAGTTTTAAACTATCGCCCTCAAGAACCTCAACTTCTTTACCACCAACTACTTTGCGAAACGCATTCTCTCGGATACTTATCCGGTTGATCTCTGACTTCGGAGCCTCAGACTTCAGCTTAGAAAACAAGTTCTTATAGCTATCAGGCAACCCATCAGATGTCATCATCTAACTCCGACAGCATGTCTTCAATCTCAGAAGGCGGTAAAACCTCACCTTCCAGTGGGACATCTGGAGCAGTCGTTTCGCGTAAGTTATCTGCGGCTTTCTCAACCGCTGCTTCATACCGACCCTTTGGCTCTTCCTTCCGCAGTGCAGCAACAACATCTTCAACACAGAAACGGTAGGTATTACCGGCCTTTATGTAAGTCTCGCGTGGGACAAACCCGCGCTTCACCCACTGCCTAACCGTAGATACTTTGACACCTACGTGTGCAGCTAGTTCATCCAAAGTAACGTACTTTGCATCTGACACTATTTTTTCCTCCGTACAGTTATAGTGTATTCGCTATCAGCGTTAAGACCGGGCGGCAGTTTGTCAGGGTTCTCCTCAAGGAAGGTACGCATGTTGGTCTGATGGATACGCTTCTCCAGCAAATCCACAGCCTTATGCTGCATGATAAACTCGTTCATACTTTCCCAATCAGATGTCCAGAACTTGGTCTTAACTGATCGGTAGAAGGTACCGCTGGCCGTGCGTACTGACTCAGCGCCAGTAGCTTCGCAATGATCGTTAAGCACCTGCTTAAATTTAGTCAGCTTCTCGTCCAGCGCACTGAGCTTAGTGTTTAACTCGTCAGTGATAGCCGCTTTCCGTTCACGGATTTTTATGCAGGCGTCAACAAGCCGGTCTAACCCGACCTCTTCAGCTTCGGTCATTTCATCGTTCTCCTTTATATTTTAGTTTGGGGGAGTGATTATATGTGCAGTGCTTTTACATTTCAAGTACTTCATTGTACAAATCTATTATTTTTGTATGCACATCTATTCTTTGGTCAAGTAGTTTGTATACTCTTTTCTCGACCGGTGAGCCTTGTAACTGTACGACTGTACAAGGATGCCTTTGCCCAGACCGATGCACCCGTGCATTAGCTTGAGCATAAGTTTCTAACGAAGCCACTGGCCCCCACCATACGATGGTATTTGCTGCGGTTAGGGTGACACCATGTGCTGCGGCTTGCGGCTGTATTATCAGGACTCTGGGATCGTCTGTCTCTTGGAATTCTTTGAACAGTTGAGTGCGCTTTGAAACACTTACGTCACCCCGGATGATCCCGTTAGATATTTTGTCCTTAAAAAGTTTCTCAGATAGTATGTCGATGACGTGCTTAAACGGCACAAAGATCAGTACCTTCTGACTAGCCTCATCAATAACTTCCTTCAATACTTTGTATCTGTTCTTAATATCAAACTCTACCGTCTCTCCACTGTCGGCATAGACTGCACCGCATGAGATTTGCAGTAGTTTGTTCATAGTTACAGCAGCGTTTGGTGCAGTAACTTGTTCTCCAGCAGCCATTGTTAACATGTGGCTGCGTATAGCTTTGTAGTATTTATTCTGTTGCGGTGTCAGTTCGATCTCACGCTTGGCGTATGTCATCTCTGGTAGATCGAGGCATTGCTCCTTCGTATACCGAATCGCTGGCTGTAGTGCTGCGTGTACTTTGTTTACTGCGTTGTCTTTGGGAACCCACTTAAACTGCGTCACCTTATACATGACCATCTCGCGGAATGAAGAGAAGCTACGCGGTACAGCCAGTGGGTTAATCATCTTAGCTAACCCGAACGCATCGAGGGGGGACTGAGCGGCAGGAGTACCCGTCATCATCCACACCCATGTCTCGGGTTTTATTATTCTGTTAAGTACTTTCCAGCGTTTTGAATTTGCGTTCTTATAGTGTGTGGCTTCGTCTACGATTATCAAGTCGTACCCAGCCATTTGTATGTGTTCTTCTACTATCTCTACGCCATCGTAGTTGATGATCACAAAGTCTGAATCGCCCATAACTATCTGACGGCGCTTGTCCTTTGGCCCGTGGGCTATGTCTACACTACGGTGCATTGCGAATGTAAACAGGTCAGCCCTCCACGCAGAGTCCATAATAGACAGAGGACAAATGATCAGGACTTTGTTGATGACGCCTTGTTTGAGTAAGAAGTCAGCAGCCCAGATAGCAGAGGCAGTCTTTCCTGTACCTTGCTCGTTAAAGCAGAACGCCTTACTGTTCAGTGTAAGAAAAGATGATGTAGTCTTTTGGTGTTCAAAAGGTTTGTATCGACCCGGCCAATCGTACTGACCTAGTATTGGGGACGGTACATTCTTGACGTTAAGATTGCGTAGCACCCGTGCTTCGTCTACGCCCCACTTAACTAGGACTTCGTTGTTGCCGAGATCACGGCTAGTCGGTATGGCTGTTGTGATTCTTTGGGGGTCACGAACCCGCAGGCGTAAACCCCTGTTATCTACTACTCTCATCGTTTCTCCAGATTACTTCTTTTTAGAAGTTTTCTTTTTACTTTCGCGCTTACTAGTTTCGGAAACCAATCGTCCTTTAGAGTCTCGCTTGAACGATCTGTTCTTTGACTTGCTTTCTATTTTAGTTCCGTGAGAGTTCTTGCCACCTTTGCTCAGTGCTTTCTTGTGGCTTACATCCTTACCCTCTCGTTTGTCGGCTTTGCCGTTCTTATTCTTATCTACGCCTTCCTTGTCAATCTTGCGCCGCGCACGCTGTCGTTCCATACGATCAGCATGTTCACCGCGTTTCTTCTGTTGCTCGTACTCCTTTTTGTACGGGCGTTTCTTCTTTGTGTACGGCATCATCTTCTCCCGTTATGAGGACACTCTAGTATAATGCAATGAGCCTTGCACAATCCAGTAGGTCTTGGGTTCCATACGTCTGTTGCAAAAGTTTTCTCTAGCATCCCGTGTTTAGTCAGCCACTTCTTCCACAACTCTGATTCATCTTTACGTTCGTACGTCTGTTTAATCAACTTGTTACATACAACAAACAGCAACCCTGCTTTGACTGTATGCACCTCTGGAAAGTGTTTGAATACACATAATGCCATAAGTTCCAACTGACCAACGTCAGCGTACTTGGCAGACTTGCCTGTCTTGTAGTCAAACACTCGTGCTATCCCTGTATCTCTGTCCAAGATAATCAGGTCAGCTACACCTCGGTACCAAACATCGTCAGCAAAAAACTCACACGGTTCCAAGTTGGACGTGATGCCCATCTTGTATTCACATAACTTCTCACCGGGCATTGCCAGTAACTTGTCCAGTACGTTCTGTGAGTAATCAAATCGTGGGTCTAGCTCGTCAACCAGACCACTCACATACTGCTCTGCTGCCATGTGGTATTCGTTACCGTACAGGATCGCTTCAGTGTTGAAGTCCTCGTCGTAGTCCCTTATAACCTTCAAGTGGTAATACTTTTTCGGGCATTGCTCAAAAGTCTTTAGGCTGCTGTAAGACCATGC